TCATTGTAAGCCATATTAGCGGCTTTTTCTGATTTAAAGTTTAAAGCATTAAGCTGAGTACGCACGGCATTATCTCTACTTAATTCTGTGTTCTTTTGTTCATATGCTTCAAGTTTTTTATTAACTTCATTTAGTTTCATTTGCATAACTTCAGTATGTTTACCTTGTTGTTCAAGGCTAGAAATTTCAGCTTGTCTTTTCTCTGCTTTAACTTTTTCCATTTGACTTAAAGCTTCATCTCTTTCTTTGTATGCATTGTCTAAATTTACTTTAATATTTTTAATTGCTTTAGAAACTTCTTCATCAACCATTTGTTTTAAATCCGGTTGTTTAGTTTCTTTAGCTGTTTCTTCTTTTACTTGAGTGTTGTTTTCAATGTTTTCTGACATTATTTTTTCCTTTGGACACGGCCTTAGTTATATTTTAATTTAAAACAAAAGATTAATTTGATAATTCTTCTAATTGTTTTAACGAAATTAATTTACCATCTTTATTAGAAAATTGAGAAAATTTAACTTTTCCCGAGTTAAATAAAGTAACTCTTTTTTGGTTTCCTAATACAGCCAGTTTAACTTCATTCGGTTGACTTGCTAGCCATTCCGGATAAGTTGTTTTACCTGGTACTTGACCATTGATAGAGGCACGACGACTATCAGATAATCCAGCAATTTTTCGTTTTTGTAATCTATTATTTTTTGTATTTAATAATTGATTAGCACTTTTTATAACAGGTATAGTTGTTGATCTACAATTAAAATGTTGTGGGGGTTGTGGTGCATTTTTATTAGTTAATGCAAATACTTTACCATCTAATCTTCCACAAATTAAACTAGTTCTACTATCTAAAGTAGCAACATATTGATAACCTTGAACAACATCATCATTTAATTTATATGTTTGATTTGATACAAAATTAGATGTTTCAGTTATTGCAGTTCTTGTTAATGTTTTTAATTGTACGGTTGAAGCTAATAATCCACTTCTTCCTAGATCCTTAGCTATATTAATCATAGCTTTATTTTCAATCATTCCTTGTTTGACTATACCTTTTATTCTTCTTTGTTGTAAAATACTTATAGATGCTAATTGTTGACTAAAAGTACCATTTGATTTAATAATTAAATTATTAACTTTTAAAGTATCTTTTACACCTTTAGCTTTATAAATATTAGTCAAGGCTCTAGCAAATAAACTTTTATAAAACCTAGCACTTACACCAAGTAATTTATTTAATTCGCCAATTCCTTCTTTATATATTTTTTTATAAGTTAAACGAATTTCAGTATTTAATTTTCTAGTTAAAGCATTTGTATTTGCTGTACCAGAAAACGCTACAATTCGTTGTAATCTTATTTTGTGTGATGCCAAAATTTTATCAATTTCAGTATCCAATCTCTTTTCGTAAAGAGTCAACAATGCACGGTGTTTCAGCATTCTTGAATATACATCATCATTAATAGACATTTTAATCCTTAACTTTTACCATTTTCATAAGTTTTATCTTCTGCAATAATGCTTTCTGAAATTGGTTTTATTTTAGCAAGTTCATCATCAACTATTTTACCGTGATGTTGAATTAAAATTTCACAATTATTAAGATCAATTTCTAATCTTGCTCTATTAGTTTTTTGTGTTGATAACGCAATTAAACTATTTCTCATTGTTTGGTTTAATTCGTTTTCATAGTAATTTTTACCATTAATAACTATTGTTCTATTTTCTTCTTTTTTATTATTTAATATCATATTATCTTCTTCTTTTCCTTCTTATTGTCATTTTTCTTTTTCTTTGTGCTCTTACTTGGCAACAACATCTTGACATTTTATCTTCTCCTCTTTTTCATTTTTATACAAGAATTACCTTTACCTCTTCGGTAACCTTTCCAACAAGCTTTTCCAGCACTACCTTTTTTCTTTTTGTAAGCCATTATTTACCTCGTTTTTTAGCCGCCAATATTTTATCTCTTAAAGCTTTTGGAAGCTTCATTTGTTTTGCAGTAAGTTTAACCTTACCTGATGATTTTTTCATTGAACTTTTTCTTTTATAAGCCATTTTATTTACCATTTCTTGCAAGACCAATATCTTGCTTTTGTTTTTGGACCAGGACTAGCACAATTATGTCTTGCTCTAAAACTAGCTCTAGCTCCAGGGTTATTTTTTCTTATCCTCATAGTTTTTTGACCAGCTTTTTTAGCTGATGTACCACCATGACCAAAATTAACTTTTACAACATTACCTTTTTCATTTTTAACATAAACTTTAAATTTTTTTACATCTCCACGCATAGGTTTGTTTAAAGTTACTTTTCGACCTTGATATTCTGCCATTATTAAACTCCTTTACCTATTTGTTTTTCTTCAGTACAACCAAATTTAATAAAAATTTTATATTCATTAACATCTTTTCGACCTAGTTGAATAGTTTTATCATTAGCTTTATTATAACCATCTATCATGCAGTCATATACATCATTATATTTATTTTCAAATGTGTGAGGCGGTAAACAAACTGTTTCACCGTTTATAATAGAACACATAATTATGGTTAATATATATTTCATATTAACCCCATAAACTTCCGGTCATAGAACCTTTATTATATTCAGTTGCTCTATTTTCAAAAAAGTTTGTATGTTCAACACCATTTAATACCCAATCAAGCCAACTTAATGGATTATCTTTTACTTTATAATTTGGTTTTAATGATAATTGTAATAATCTTCTATCAGCAATATATCTAATATATTTTTTTACTTCATCAGCTTTTAATCCACGAATACCACCCATTTCAAAAGCTAAGTCTATAAATTTATCTTCTAATTCTACCATATCCCGGGCAGTTTGATATAATTCAGCTTTAAATTGTTCAGTCCATACTTGTGGATTTTCTTTTATTAATTCATGAAATAATTTAATCATAGATTCAACATGATGTGTTTCATCTCTAATTGACCAAGTAACTATTTGGCACATTCCTTTCATTCTTCCAAATCTTTGAAAATTTAAAAGCATAACAAATGATGCAAATAATTGTAAACCTTCTCCAAATGCAGAAAAACAAGCAATATCTTTTATTAAACCCTCAACACCTTTGCCTTTTGATTTAAACAAATAAGCATGTTTATTAGACATTTCTTCATATTCTTGAAATGCTTTAAAATTAGTTAATGCTGTTTCACCAATAGTATCATTTAATAATGAATAACTATGTGCATGATTAGCTTCAGATGAAACAAAAGAACTTAACATCATTCTAATTTCTGGTGGTTTAAATTTTGGAATATATCTATCTAAATAAGCTTGTGCTATATCTACATCACCTTGAGTAAAAAATTTTAATATTTGAGATATTAAATTCTTTTCTTCTTGTGTTAATCTTTCATTCCAATCTCTTACATCTTCATGTAAAGGAACCTCACTAGGAAGCCAATGCATCTTCTGCATTGTGTCATATGCTTCAAACGCCCATTCATATTCGAAAGGCTTATAATAATTTCTAGTATCAAATAAACTCATTTATTTCCTTATTGTAGTAATTCTATTGTTTCAATAATAATTATTATAAACAATTCCACAGCTAAAATTGTGTGATATACTGTCCATAATACAGATAATTTTTTTGTAGAAGTATGTTTTTTCTTTTTCATACTACTAACCTTCACAAGCTAAACAAGAATCTGCTTCAGGTATTATAGTTCTTTCAACTTTTAAACTTACTAATTCAGCACGTTTAATTGCTTCAGACCTACAATAATATAATGTTTTTAATTTCTTTTTCCAGGCTAACATATGCATATCATGTAACTCTTTTATGTTTACATCAGCAGGAACAAATACATTTAATGATTGACCTTGACAAATATGTTCTTGTCTATCAGCTGCATGCTCAATTACCCATTGTTGGTTAATTTCGATCGAAGTTTTAAATACATCTTTTTCATAATCTGACAGATCTTTAAGATGTAAGACTGAACCACGGTTACCAAGGATTGAAGTCCACGTTTTATCATTATTTATACCTTTTTGTTCTAATAATTTTTCTAAATATTTGTTTTTAACAAGAAAAGAACCAGACATTGTTTTTTGAACATATGCATTAGCTCTAAATGGTTCAATACTTGGAGAAGTTGTTCCACAAATAATTGAACTTGAAGCATTAGGAGCAACAGCAAGTAAATGAGCATTTCTCATTCCTGTGCCTTCCATATCAGGTGCTTCACCTCTTTTTATAGCAAGTCTTTTTGATTCTTTTACTGCTTCTTCTTTAATATGTTTAAACATTAATTTATTTTTAGATTTAGCCATAACAGATTCAAATGCAATATTATTTTTTTGTAAATAAGCATGAAAACCCATAGCACCAAGACCTAATGATCTTTCTTGTGTTGCACTATTTTTGGCTCTAAATACACTATCAGGTGCATTATCTATAAAATATTGTAATACATTATCTAAAAATCTAACAAGATCAGAAATAAATAATTTATCATCTTTCCATTCATCATATTTTTCTAAATTAACTGATGATAAACAACAAACAGCCGTTCTATCTTCATCAGTAGGTAATGTAATTTCAGTACATAAATTTGAATGTTTAACTGATAATCCTAATTTCTTTTGTTGTTCAGGCAATGCATCATTGATATGATCAATATAGCAAATATATGGCTCACCAGTAGCAACTCTATTTTCTAATATTTTTTGCCACAAATCTCTTGCTGAGACCTTTTTAACTATTTCTTTTGTATGTGGATCAATTAAATTCCAAGTATCATCATAAGTTGGTTCTTGAATACATTTTTCAATTAATTCCATAAAATCATTAGATATATTTATACCATGATGTAAATTTAAACATTTTCTATGTATATCTCCACCTGACGGTTTTCTTATATCTAAAAATTCAAGTATTTCTGGATGTGATATATCCATATATGCGGCATAACTTCCTCTTCTAGTTTTACCTTGGCTAAATGCCATAATTTCTGAATCTACAACTTTTAAAAAAGGAATAGAACCTGATGATTGAGATCCTCCAGATGTTTTGGTTCCATCAGATCTAATATGACCCCAAAATCCACCAATACCACCACCAATAGATGTTAACCAAGCATTTTCAGTATAATGACCAGTTAATCCTTCTCTACTATCAGCAA